TTAGAAATTTCCCCGCGTGTACAGAGGCCAAGGAGGCAAGGCAAACGGCAGTAGTACATTCTCAAAACCCGTCTCTTCAAACCTGTCATGTCGTGGATCGAATAATTGCTGAAGCATACTATCCTGGCTTGCCCCGTGGATCGTTTGCCAGCCGGCCGACACCATGCCGTGAATATTGCCAGCAATGAATCCGGCATCTCCAACTGAGATCTGAACGGGCGTAGGGCCGGGCATTATGTGCTCCCGAAAATTAAATCGTCGAAGGCCAGCAGACCAGCATGATCCGCTAAATCAAACCCGGAATATGATTGGAAATAGAACCCATAATTCGGGTCGCGGTTCGGCTCGTCAAATTCCCAAACCCAGGGCATCGTTACTGTGGAAATAATATTACCGTTCACGGAATAATCAATCTGGGCATTGATCGCGTCGGTCTGCTGATACGTGATCTTTAATACGTCTCCGTTAGCGGGGGATAGTACAACATCCCACCACTGGGTAGGCGTCTGGATCCTGTATACCTCCTTGGTCCACCATCCCGAAGGATCCGGCCACCAGATGGCAGTCAGTCCCCACGTCCCACCGCCGGTTAGCGCGGCCATTCGGATACCCATATTCTCTATCGGCCCGGATAACTGGAGCCAAGGTGCATCATTTTTAATCGTAGCCTCAACACTCCTGATCCACGGGGTAGAGCCCGGATCTTTCCAGCATCGCAAACCATAGGCCTGGGCACCAGGCAGCCGTGGAAATTGTGATCCGATCTCATAAGTAAATTCAATTCTCTCGTCGGTCACGTCATCGATAGCTAAAGATGTGGCGGAATTGTTGCCAGTCTTGAGATACCAACCGGGTTTGATCGTAGAGAAGTCATCCGTAAAAGTCGTCTCATCACAGAAACCCGGCGTACAACAGCATGGATACCAACCAGTCATCAGGGGCACTCCACTTGGAGCAAATAGTATTCGTCACCCCAGTCATGCACGGCCAGCCCCGCATCCCCAATGTTCGCCTCGAAGAGATACGTACCGGCCGTGTGTGTCTCCATGTTGTGGCAAGTCACGGCCGTCACGTTCAAGAGCCCTGGTCCGTACTGCCCGGTATCGTTGTCGCCTGTACTCTGTGCCGTGATCGTACAAGATGCGGAGGCCGTCGTGGTTGTCATCGTGGCGTTGAAGATCACCCGGGCGGCGGGCTTGTGATCAATGTGCGGAATGTGCTTCTGTGGCCGCTGAATCCGTAGCAGGTTCCGCACCTGTTCTTTCAACAGTTCATGATCCCGCTGGAGTTTCAGCAAGGACTCTTCGCTAAGTACATTGAAGTCGGCCATGAGCCTAATCCTCAAACAGCCAGACTTGAACTTTAACGGTGGCCGTGTTGGCTTGCCATCGCATCGTGATCCCCGGTTCCAGTCGCACGCTGTGAATCATATCGGTGGCCTCCAACCGGCCATAGGATTGCATTGATCCGCCAGTAGTCTTCGGCCCATACGTGACGTAGTTGGTTGCGTCCAGGTTTCGTAAGAACAGTAGCCCCAGCGTGCTAATGTCCACGGGCAACAAATCCTCTTCACTCGTGGACACGGACACTACCGGAGCCCACGCCCCTTGAGCCGCCTGATCCATTTGGATCTGCCCGGGTGAAATGGTGTGTTTCATATTCCCGTTCTCAACCGTGACGCTGGTATTTACTTTTTGTTCATTCGCCATCGGCTAGATCCCCAGTATGTTAAAGTCGTTCTCTTGGTAGATTCGGTAGGGTAAGTAAACAGGATCCCCGGTATTGGTATCCGTCATCGTCGCAGGCAGCCCCCGGCCGTTCAGCAGTATCGGCTCATCCACACTGCCGCCGCCGCGAGATTGCAACCGCTGAACTCCCGTCTGTGCTCCGGTTGGGTTCCCGGTATATGATCCGCCTCGCCCGTCATCCAATCCGTCTACGGCAATGCCATAGATCCCGCGATCCAGTACCTCTTCATTCCAGCCCTTGGGCTCGAACCCGGGGTGTCCGGCGTTGTTGGCAGCCGGTGCGAAACTTCGCTCGTTAACATGCAGTTCGTAGGTATTCTTCCAGAAGACAGTATTGTTTTCAAACTGGAACGATCCATCGACGCCCGCGAGTTTTGCAGTGTTTTTGAAGAATAACATGAAGAAGTTGTAACGAATTTTAGAGATTGTGAACGGGTCGCTGTTGATCGTGTCGATGAACCCGCTGGCAAGTTGCGGGAATGTAAGTTCATTCTTCGTTACCCGTACGATCATCGTGGATTCCTCTTTTTCGAGAGGCGGATCCAATACGGTAAACGCGCTATTTATCACGGGGCCGGGGCGGCCCTCTGGCCGCTGCCCTGTCGGTGCGCCACCTGGGACTCCAATGTCAATCAAGTTCCACGCCACATCCACCGGGATCGTATGTTTCTGAAACGTCACGCCGATCTGGTTGTGCCATAGCAGCGGATCGTCCTGGGGCTCGCCGTTCTCGTCTGTGTGCTCATCTTGATCATCGTCGCCACTCAGCCGTTTGTACTTCGCCGTCACGTGCCACAGCAGCCGCGTTCCACTTACCCGCTTGGCCGATAGATCGTACAGGTAAGCCGTGGCATCCGTCTCGTTTCCCATCGCATACGTGGAGCCGGTGGAGGGCAGCCCGGTGGCTTGGAGAACTGTTGGCGGCCCGTCGTCCTTGTCATCAACGGTGACTTGGAAAACAATCTGGTATTCTCGCTTGGCCTCTTCCTTGAAGTTGCCCGTGGTGCCGGTGTGCAGAGTCGCGGCCGTTCCCACTACACTCATAGATCCACCTCGTTGACGGTAATACTGTCGGCTGTCTCGTGGATGGATTCGTCAATTGTGGTTAGCAGGTCGGCCTGCCGCTGTTGGATGATATTATTGCGCCGTGCGAAGTTCACCAATTGATTCTGTAGCCGGTGCGTCTGTTCTGCACTGAAGGCTCCCACGGTGCCGCGAGCCAGTGCCCCGACCTTGCGGGCCTCGGGAGCCTTCTTCGGTTCGCCCGGTGGGTTCAGTTCGTTCTGTGCCTTCTTCACGGCCCGGCCGTATGTTTGCCACGAGATGGCCCCCACTTCCAGGAGTTTATCCAAGTCGTCCATCTGGACAGAAAACTGTTCTATCGGTGTCCTCATAGACTCGGTGATCTGTGCTCCCTTGGATAGCATCTCGTCGGTTGCTACCGTTACGGCCGCCGTGGACTCTTTCACGGCATCGAGGGCCTTGGTTAGTTCGCCTTTCGCCTTGGCCGCGTCCTTGGCTTTCTTTTGGGATTCGTCGAGGCTTTTGTTCACGGCCCCGAATGCTTTAGTCACACCCACCACGGCAGCCCCGGCAATCGCCGCACTGGCGGCCAACGTGGCCCACCCTGCCGGTCCTCCGAATGCCTGGGCTATCGCTTGGGCGATTGTCATGGCCTTGTAAGCACCGATAAGAACGCGAACCACGGTAATAATTTTCTTGATGGCAACCAGCGCAATCGCGAAGGAACCCGCGAAGACTGCAATCTGGGCAGCCGTCTTGAGTGTGGCTGTGTCGATCCCCTGCATCCATATCGTAAACTCGTTCAGCGTGCCGGCGGCGGCCTTCAGCAGCGGAAGGAGTTTATTTCCCAGCTGCTCCCCGAATAGTTTTAAGTTGCCCGTCAGCGTGCTCCATACGCCGGCAAGCGTCTTTGATTGTTTCTCCATCGCATCGGCAAAGATGCCGCCCTCGGACGTCATGCGGCCCAATGCTTTTTGCATATCGTCGAAACTAATCTTTCCGGCCGTGGCCATCGCAAGGATCTCTTGCGTGCTCTTGCCGAACATCTTGGCCAACTCTTGCATCAACGGAATTGAACGATCCGTGAACTGGTTGATCTGTTCACGGTTAATGATCGTTGCACCCTTCACCTTGGTGAAGATTCTAACCAGTTCGATCAACCGTGAATTCGAACCGGCCGCTGCGTCTCCCAGCATTTTGAGGCTGGGGACGATCTGGCTTACTGCCACCTGTGCCGATACCAGCCCTTGGGCCGCTTCTTTCAACTCCCCCGGCTCAAATGGCGTGATGGCCGAGAATGCATTGATGTCCGCCACGAGTTTCTTCGTGACCTTCAGATCCTTGATCACAATATTTAGAGCCGTGTCCAGCGTCTCGGACTGTGCCGCCAGTTTCACCGCGAACCCCAGGCCCCCGAGGCTGGCACCCACGCCTGCAAATGCCGCCATTCTTTTGATGGATGCCCCGACGCTGCTAGTGAAACGCCCCATGCTGCGCCGTGCCTGCCGAAGTCCTTTTTCGAGGGCATTCGTCCGGGCGACGACGTTAATTCCGAGTGTCGCGATTGTGGCCATACTGCGCTTTCGCCATCTCTTCAAACGCTTTTGCGTCGAGACGTTTCTCTGTCTTCGCTACGGGTTTCGCATTGGGCAGGAATTCGTCGCCCGTCAATAGTTCGGGGGCCTTCTCCAAGTACGGACTCAACGCCAAGAGCCCCACATTGTGAACGACTGCCGCCAGCATACTGGACTGGTGCCATGTGCATCCGAAAGGCTCTAGTTCCCAGTAGGCTAACCATTCGTCTAGTTGCTCCGGCGTCAACTCGTCTAGCATCCTGTCCACGTCCACCCGCCCCACCGCGATCGCTAGACGGTAGGCGAAGGTTCGACGCGGAGACCGTGCGAGTTTTTTGCTAGTTCCTCGACATCACCCTCTTCAAATCCACAATGCTCACGGCACGCCGTATAGAGCCCCGAGGTGATGGCCCCGTCAACGTCCCCCAGTGCGTCCACATCGCCATCCTCTAGCAGCCGGTGTCCGTCGTCATCCACCAGGCACAGCACCAGCAGCCGCCGCGTGGCGTCCTGTAATCTGGCTTTGGCTACCCCGCCGCTCTTAGATAGCAAGGCCGTTTCAAATCTAGACTTCTCCCGCTCCGTCAGGGATTGGATCCGAAACTGTGAACCATTGACGGCAACGTCACGGTGTCGCCGAGTTGGCCCTTTTAGCAATTCGTCTCTACTCGTCGTCGTCATCGCATCGCTCCTCTAGTTGCGGCTGTGGCGGCATTCCCAGGGCCGACACCTCGCCGATTGATTTTTCCACAAACGCACGCACCGCGATTCTAAATACCTCCGGGTAGTACCGGCACAGCGTAATT